GATCTGCTTCGTCCATTCCTTCAAGTACACGCTGGATTCTTGGGATGCGGCCTGACGGCACAACTTTTTCAGATCGTATTTCACTTAGCAGACTTTGCTTTACGGGCTTGCTCAACTCTTGCTCCCTCTATGAGTTTGTTTATCTTCTCGATAACTTCCCATAGTGCGTCAGCTTGATCCCTCCCAGGATTAGATTTCAAGAGACAGTCACGCACCAAAGTTAACTCAACGGTAGTTAATCCTTTTGCCATTTGCAAGCACCTTTCTTCGGGTGACTTACCCTAGTGCTTGGTGATGTGTTCCGTCAAACGATCTGAAACCGTGTCCACCTTGTCTTCGGTGCGGTCTTGCGCCCTACGCATCAGACGCAACATAGCCATAACGGTGTCATGGTCTTTACGGTTCTCTGCTTTGAAACGTTGGATGACTACGGTTAGCAGACCGAAAGCACCAGTAACAGCAGCAGCAAGAACGAGAGCGATCCCAGCATCCACATCAAGCAGGCTTCCCTACGAAACGGATATGCCACGGCTCTGCACCTTTACCAGTTGAGTCCCCTAGAACTTCATGCGAGAACCCAAACTTAACTTCATTCTCCAATAGCCAAGCAAGAATCTTGCCGTTAGCGTTCGCCACATCGACCGCAATACCGTAAAGGTGGCGTGAGCCACGCGCTTTGTCGTTCGCTGGATCGTCATACGGTGTAGCCAACATAGCCATACCTTTTTTGAGATACCAGGTTTCGTTGTTCCACTTCTTTGTGGATGCACCAGCAATAGGTTCCTTCTGATAACGCGATATAAAGCCTGCGGTTTGCTGGGCTGCAACAACCATTTCTTCCCATGCAGCAGCAGCACACTTCTCCAACTTGCCTCCACCCGTGATGGGGGCGACCATAACTGGTGTAATCTCAGAAGGTTTCTTGCCTTTAAGATGTTCACACCAACGGATCGGTCTTACAGGCCAGTTGGGTTTTGGCATTACTCTGCGACTTCAGGCTTAGGCTTAACTGCACCTGTGAACGCGAGTTCGATTTCTTCTTTGGTGAGTGAACCGTCAACGCTGAAACGCAAGAGTTTTTCGACTACTTGGGCGCAAGCCATGATGCCAGCAAGTGCTGCTGATTTCCATAGGTCTACACCAATCAAAGCACCACCGGCTACAGCAGCCAATGCGCTTGATCCGAATAGTGCGAAGATACGGAAGATGATGTTTTGAAGCTTTGCCATGTTCAGTCTTTCTTGGAGAGGGTTAGTGACGAGTGTACCAAAACGACTATTCCGGTTATGAGGGTTGCTTGTCGGAGTGTTGGGCCTGAGAGGGTGATGAGAACCATGCCTGTGCCAGCCCATGTCCATGCGTTGTCTGCTAGGTAATCCAAAAGTTTTCTCATTAGCGTCTAATTCTAGTACCTGCTGCTGCGAGGGTTATCCCCGCGGTGACTGCGATGAGGGTGCGTCGTTCTCCGACTGGGATGGTTGAGCCGGTGGGGGTGTAGTCGTCTAAGCCTTCGCCGAAGATGTCGATGGTGTCTTCAAATTCTTCACGGATTTCGGTGGGTGCGGATTCGATGGCTGCGATTAGTTCTTCGGTTTGTGTATCGGATAGTGCGCCCACGTCTAGGACTTCAAAGATTTGTTGTGCTTGCTCGGTGCTGATGACGGCTAGGACTTCGGGGCTGGACGCGAGGGCGGTTGCCTGTTCTTCGGATGGTTCCTCAGCAAGCAGGGATTCAATGACCTGTTCAACCTGTTCTGGGCTGAGTTCGGCTAGGGCTTCTACGAGGGCTTCTGTGGTTTCTGCCTCTGCTATTAGCGAATCCACTTCTTCGTCGCTTAGGGGGGCTTCTAGGGGTGTCTCAGGGGATTCTGGCAGGGATGTGTCCACTTCGGGGAGGGTTGTGTCCACGATCGGTTCGTCTGTAGTGTCAGGGGATGGCTCAGGACTTGGCTCAGTTGTTGTGGTTGTTTCTTCGGGAAGCATCTCCTCTGGCGTGGCTTCCTCTACTAGCGTCGTTGTGGTTCCTGTCTCGGTTATCTCAGGCTCTTCAGGAGCAACGGTATCAACGGGTTCTGGCTCAACTGTTTGAGGCTGTGTAACCGGTGTTGGAACTGGCGGTGGTTGTGTTGTGGTCGTCGTTGATTCTGTTGATGTTGTTTGGGGTACGGAAGAAGTAGTTGTCGTTGTTGACGTGGTGCTAGTTGAGTTCTCCACAGAAGTTGTGGTTGCTGGAACTGTTGTTGATGAGGTGGTAGTTGTTTCTTGAACTGTCGTAGTAGTCGGGTTGGTGACAGGGACAGTCGTTACGGGGACAGTAGAAGTAGTAGTCGTCGTTGTCGTTGATGTCGTGGATGTGGTTATAGATGCCCATAACGACAGGTTACTGATTGTTAGATGACCTGGCGCACAGCAGGTGTCAGTCGAATACTGACGGAACGTGAACACATCACCCTCATTGACGGGTACAGACAGCGAACCAGTCGCGTTGTTCTGTTGTGTAAGCAAGGTGTACACGCCGTTGATGCCGTACTGTGGCGGGTCATACACCCAACCATCAGTTGTCTGATATGCCCAAGTGAAATCTATTGTGTCTACATCGGCGGGGATTGTAGTCTCAATCTTCACCCAATGAGCAGCACCGGAACACCCACCCTGATCGGGGCCATGCAAGATGATGGTGTCGTCAACTACTTCGATTGAACCTGATGTTGGGCAGGATTGGCTGTATGTCCACTCACCGAGCGTGTCAGCTTTAGCAGGTTTCGCAAAGAGCGCGAACAGTACTGCGGGGATGATGATTAGCCAGCGAGTGTTGCGACCCACATTATTCAGGTACTACAAACTCATCAAGTTCAGCATTGTAATAATTACCTATGCCCGCAAACTTGCTACGAAAGTTTCCGTTGTAACTTGTTTGCAACCATTCTCCCGTAATTCCACATGAAGCAATAAAGGCTTGACCAACTGGTTCGCTATCTGGAAAATCCAAATCATCAACCTGCTGATTGCCAATAACCAAAACTTCCACAACTCTTTTTTGTTCATTTATTTTTGCAAAGTGTGCCATTATGCAACCACCAATGTTCCTGTAGCAGTAAAATCGTAATAAGTGTACGAACCGCTAGTGCCTGTTGTATAAGTGCCTGTTGCCGAAATAGCCAAAGCCGTTGCATCTGCTGTTAAGTATCTAATGACTACACGCCCTGACCCGCCGTTACCACCACTAGAAGTGTTTGGTGCTGACCCACCACCACCACCACCAAAGTTTGCTGTGGCATTAGCACCGTTTGCATTAGAACCGCCGTTGCCAGCGTTAGTACCACCAGCACCACCTGTTGTAGTACCACCACCGCCACCGCCAGAACCATAAACTGAAGATGTACCATTGTAAGCATTGGTCGTGCCTGCACCGCCCGCACCACCTGTTGCACTGCTCGGCGCATTAGAGCCAGCAGCGCTTGCACCACCGCCACCACCACCGCCGCCAACACCGTTGCTCGGTGATTGAGCCGTGCCGCCAGCGTTGCCTTCACCTGAAACACCTGAACCGCCACCACCAGCACCGCTACCACCGCCACCTGAACCACCAGTAGAACCAGGGCCTACAGGTCCACCTCCACCACCGCCGTTAGCCGAACCAATAAAACTTGATGCCGTACCGTTTCGTGAAGTGTTTACTGCTGCTGCTCCACCTGAACCAACTTTGACTGTGTAAGTTGCTTTGACAATCGTTGCTGAACCTGTAACAAAACCACCACCGCCACCTCCACCGAATCCGAGTGATGCAGCAGTGCTCCCTGTACCAGCCCCACCACCACCGACCATCATGAAATCAACAGCCAATGTTGGAGTGCTGGTTGCTGGTTTACCCCAATTAGCAACAGAACCTTGCTGTATTAACGTGCGCTGTGCGTAGCGTGTCATGGTTACGCCGTGATTCTGTTTACGAAACCAAAAATCTCAATCTTTGATGCAGCCGAAGCAAACGCAGTAACAGTTGTAGCAGCAGAACCAGTACCGCGCAGTATCAGACCGGCACAAACAAGCACCAACCCAGATGGGGTCACGGGAATACTCTGTTGAATCAAATCTTTTGTAGCCGATACACCACCAAACTCAATCGTAAGCGTACGTGCAGTTGAATCAATGTTTGCTGCATACAGCCAAATCTCATCAAGAGTTGTTGCGCTCGTGCCAGTTGCATGAATCGTTGTTCCAAGTGTCGCTGTTGCAACAACGGTAATACCCGTTCCGTTTGTTGAACCGCTAAGAATCTCTTTGCTGAATGTTGACATGATGCTCCTATGTTAGCCGAAGATTTGTGATGATAAAACGAACTGGTCATCGTGGGCAACACCGCCAGCCAACTTTGCCACCGTCACGTTTGCGTCCAAAATCTTAGCGGTAGTTACAGAGTCCGAAGCCAAACCAGCCGCAGGAATCTGCTTCCAAGCCACACCGTTCGTAGCCGAAGAATCAGCCAACAACGAGAAATCGTTGGTTCCGACAGCCAAACGGTTTAGAGCCGAACCAGAAGTGACCAACAAGTCACCCTTAGTCGTCAGCTTGCTAACAACCTCATTAGCCTCATCCGCATCATTCGCGGTGAACACCGGATAAATCGTCGCACCCGAAGCGTGAGAGACTGCAGTCGTATCATCCTGCGCCCTAGTAAGAGTAAGAGTCGAACCCGAAATAGTTGCACTGCACTTCTCCTCAGCCGAAGTACCTGGATCAATCACCACATAAAAAGGAACACCAGCAGACGAAGGGAACCCAGTGGTTGAAGCCAAAGTTACCGACGTGTCAGAGCTAGTTAAAGCGTTAGTCGTCGTTGTAGCAGCGGCAGCACCAGCGTATTGTCGTCGTGTAAAAGCAGGCATACGGGATTATCTTACACTACGCATAATCACGGTACAGGTCCCGTTCCAATCCCAAGCATTATGGTTATTGGCTGAGTCCACGGGTTGCCAACGCACATCTTCCACAATCACCGAATAGGTATCAGCGTTCTCTTGGTAGGTGATGACACGCGGGTTTTCCACAAGGTCACGCAGATACCTCAATTCGGTATCCACATCCACAAAGTATTCAAAACCACGAAGGTTTAACTTGTGGTGCAACAGCAACGGCACAGAGAAAATTTGGGAACGCAACGGGGCAGCATACGCTCGACCCAACCAACGGGTGAGAACAGGGCCTTTCGTAGCATCAGTAGCAGAACGAGTCAAAGTTAAGCGAGCCTCAGCTTCAAACACCTTTGACTCAAAACCATCAAACGTGGACTCCAAAGACAGTTCAGTTGACTGTGTGCCAACCGAACGGAACTCACCCGAATCCGCAGCCACAGAAACAGCAACAGTCCCATTCAACGGTTCGGTGCGTAAGTCCCACTTCGGAATAAACTTTGTGTCCGGTACACCCCAACGGTAGATGCCCGACTCAAATGTTCCTGATGCCACAAGGTTTGTGGAATGTTGACGGTATG